AGCTGTTCCTTGCCGAACATGTCAACAGCCTGGCGGTTGCTCAGCTTGAACCGGCGATGCACGCGGTTGATGATCCCCGAGAAGTCTTCAGCGATGAACACCTCGGACAGAGGGATCGCCCGGTAACGCAGGGACTCGCCAATGATCTCATCAACGAAGATGACACCAGTGCCGAACGCACCGTTACTCAGGTACGCCTCATGCTGCTGGCTGGCGAAGTTGGCCTTTGGTGCATATCGGGCGCGGAACAGGACATCAGTCACCGCATCGAGATACCTCTGAACCTCGGAGTTCTCCTGAAGCTCTGGATCTGGAACGCTCAGCCGATGCCAGCGCTGTGTGCGCGGGGTAAGCATGGCTTCCATGGCAGCAGCAAAACGGGTCAGCGCCAGTGCAGGAGTGGACTCGAACACTCGCTCAGTCCGCTTCTCACCACCCGGCTTGTCACCCTGGAACAATGCGCGATCAGGCCAGATGCGCTCAGCGATCTCCTGCCAGTGGGAATCCCATATACCGCGACAGGACTTCATGCGCTCCTGTTCGCGGATGACCTCTGATGCGCCGCTGTCTTCGCCCTTGTTCATTCACTTGGCTCCGGTGCTGGCGCTCCTACCGCACCGACGCGAGTATCCCAGCACGGGTAGATCTGGCCGCGCTCACGGATAATCACGTACTGGATATCAGAGTCGGATGCCTTCAGCTCGTCCAGCGTGGCCACGGCAGCTTCCAGTGATTCGGCCTGATGCTCATGCGACACGATGCCAATGCCGTCAGGGCCTTCTGCGTAGCAAGCGATTGCGCTGTATTTGAACATGATCACGACCCCAAGAGTGTTTTCGGCGGAGCAGTAGAAGCCCCGGAAGTTGTGCCAAGTGGCGAGCCAGCAGCCAGGATCGTCGCACTACGACCACGACGACGAAGCTGAGCGTCCTCTGCGTCCTGTGTCCGTACCGCGTCATCGATCACTGGTGCCGGCTCAATAGCGACAGGAGTCGGTTTAGGTTTTTGCGCACCGCCAAATATGCCGCCCATTGTTCTAGCCTCCCAAAAGTGATTTCTGCGCCGTGCTGACTTGGTTGAAGTTGGTGTTCGAGAGGACGGTAGCCTGACGACCACGACGGCGAGCCAGTGCGCGAGAGGCGTCTTCAGCCACTACCGCATCATCAATCGTCGGCGCGCTCTGGACGTCAGGAGTCTCAGCCTCAGGCGTGTAACCGAGGATGTTCTTCTCCTTGTCGCCAGTCAGCGTAGGCAGCCCAGCCTTCTCAAGGATGACATCACCACCTCGCAGCGGGTCGAACTTCTTGATCTTCTTGCCTATCGCACCGAACGCATTGCCGTTCAAGCCGCCCATATGTCACCCCAGAATGTTGTAGTTCGACTCGGCGTACTGCTGCCGGCGCACTGTCGGAAGTTTCTTCCGGATTATAGCCTTACCCTCACCGCCGCCGATCAGCATATATTCTGCCGCTTCGCATACGTGACTGTAGATGTTCTTGTTCGGAACATCCTTGAATCGCTCGTCGCCAGCTACTTGAATACGCTCGTAGTGGAAGCCGCCAGCCATACCCTTGCGAAGAGTCTTGCAGTCCGGATGAATGATTATACCCGGCTGACCATCGACAAGGCGCATTAACGGCACGTTCATCGAGTCGCGGCGGATCACTGGATCGTTGGTAAAGGTTGGCGTCAGGCCGATGCCGTGCTTGCGCATGATGAGGAACGGTGTGTTGTCGTCTGTCTGCGCCCGGTTGTCGCCAGAGGGGTCGCCCTTCATGGCCTCGAACTCGTAGTCAGACAGGTAACGGGCGATGAACTCGTTGAGCACAGAGCTGAACTCAGTAGCGCCCATGTCCTCGGTCACGATCTCATGGCGGATACGCCATTGCCCCATTGGCGTCTTCTGCCCAATGACAGCAGCAGGAGTGCGACCGAAGTCCACGCCCATGAACAGAGGCAGGCCCGGGTTAAGCTCGAACTCAGCGCAGTGGATGCTATCCACGTAGTGCGGATAGATCGGCTTACCTTCAGCGACAAAGCCGTACTCATTGGCAAGGTTGACCGAGATCCAGTCGTCTGACTTACCCTGCGCGCCGTTGATGTAGTAGCCAGGCGGCAGGTTGACCACGTTCTCGGCCAGCGGGTTGAGCTTCCACTTCTGCCGGCCATTGGCATCTACGCCGTCCTTGACCAGTCCTCCAGGCTGACGAAGGAATACCCAGCCTTCTGGATGGATCTCTTCAGCAAGCTTGTAGTACCAGTGGTCATCGTCCGGGGCGTTGGTGTCACCGATCATGCCGTGCCATGTAGGGCCGCCATCCATCGCTGACGGGTAACGACCGTGCCGCAGGTCGCACATGTCAACAACCTGCTTGTTCAGCTCCTTGACTTCGTTGAGCCAGAAGCCAGTGACCTGCATGCCTCGCAGCTTCTTGACCGCATCAGGACGGTCCAGCGCAAGGAAGATGATCTCTGCCTGCACCTCAGTCCCATCATCGAGCAGGAAGTTCAGGAACTGGTTAGGCGGCTCCATGCCGCCGCCGACGAACTTGCCCAAGTCGCCATACAGCTCAAGCCAGTCCTTGATGGTTGTACTCATCAGGTCAGGATAGGTGTTCCGCACCGCGCACCAACGAGACTTCCTGACGTTCTGCGCATTTGGCTTCTGCTCACACATGAGGCCGAAGGTCTTCTGACAGGACTCAATGGTCTTGCCAGAGCCAAGCGGCCCCATGATGAACGTCACACGAGAGCGAGAGGCCTTGTACTGAGCCAAGACCTCACCCTGCGCCTTCGTCCGGAATTCAATCGTCTGTTGCTGGCTCATCTTTCCGTCCTGTCAGATCGCGGACAATGACCATTGGCAGGCCGGTGTTGTTGACTTCGAGCTTGTCGCCGTAGTCACGAGGCGCAATCTTCGAGGCCTTCCAGCGGTAATGGTGCGCCAACTCCTTGGCCTTCTTCAGTTCGAACTCATCAGCCGAGTCGCGGATTTCAGTCTCTGCCCGCTCAACCCAATAGGCCGCCATCATGGTCCGGACTTCTCGCACGCGTGCGGAACGCTCAGTGTTGTGCTCAATCCACGCAAGCAGCGAACCTATTGAAACTTCAGCTCTTTTGGCAATAAGTGTCAGCGAATCACCGTCGCCAATCATCTCGCACACTCTATCCTCAGTGAAGGCATCGAGTTTTGTGCGAGCGAAAGCGTTGTGGTCTGCCATCACGCCCCCTTAGCAATCAGAATGGTTACTGATGGGTCGCCGGGTATGTAGGCGAACTCATTGCGCATCTCAAAGGTGTCTACGGCTTTCCTGTATTCGCTCTCCATGCGCGCCATCTCATCCTTGCTCCGGATGAATGCACTTGCCGCTTGGCTCTGAGCGATCTCGATTTGAGCTTGAGCCATCTTGAGCGCGAAGTGGTATCCGAGCATCACACACCCACCGGGCCATAGCCCTGCTTAACCATGATGGCCGAGCCGTCAACGATGACCTCAGGCTGAAGGAAGGTTACGAGCAGAGTTTCGTCTAGGTAGAACGATTCGCTTTGGTCTGCCTTGTTCACTTCGCAGCGCATGCGGCCCTTTAGGCTGATGATGTCTTCGATTGCCAGGGTTTCTTTGTTCAGGTGCGCCCCTACTGCGTTGAGCAGCTTCTGTTCGCGGCGACGGGCTAGATTGTCCATGGCTTGCCGCTTGTGAGCATCCGTCGCAGTCAGCGGCTCTCCGCTTGTGGCTGGGATTTGTACAGTCATGCAAGGGGTCATTTGACTTGTCCTTTAGAGTACGATTTCAGTGTCGCGGAATGTGTAGCGGAAGGAGAGGACGCCGGGGTTTACGCCAGTGTTCTTCTCGGACAGCACGTAACGAGTGTTCGCCTTGAGGATGTAGCGCTCCGACTCAGTGGACAGGCCGATCTGCGAGTTACCTGCGCCTGAGCCTGCCAGAAGTTTGACGGTTGCGACCGGGTTGCCAGCGATTACGGCTGTTGGCGCGGCAGCGAATGAGCTTGGCGATACTCCACCGATTTGGAAGTTCCGGTTACCCGACGGGATTGGCGTGCCACCCGACCACGTCAACTCGTAGAGCGCGATGTCTGCGCTATCCATGGTTGAGGTGTAAGTGCGATCAAGGAACTCAACAGGCCTTGCCCCAGTGAGGAATCCGACGAGGTATTCCCCTGCGGCGGCGACACTAGGAGAGGTGTGCGCGACAGTGAACAGCTTGCCCTCTGCCAATGCCTGCTCTACCACCGTCTTGACTTGAGTCGACATCGCTTGCTCCCTTACCGCTGCTTCAGGCACACGGTTGTGATGTAGGTTTGAAGCCCTTCTATCTGGGCTCGCTGGGCTTTGATTCCTGCTTCGAGACGGAGATAATTTCGTTGAGCGGAATCAGTAAGTCTTGGGCTGGCGTCATCAGGGCCTGAGACGGTGCCGGGGTTTGTGCTGGTTCTGGACACACAGGTCGCGTTGACTGACAGCCGCTTGCTGCCATTGCGAAGGTCATCAGCAAGGCGAGCGCTTTCGGCTTCTGCGGTTTCGACTCTCTGCCAGTACTCATCGTTCACCTTCTGGGTGTCGGCGTACAGTTCTCGCTGCAGGCCCAAGGTCTTGCGAATCGATTCTTCCCTGGCATCAGCCTGGGCCATCTGTTCTGTCGCGTAGTCGCGCTCAGCCTTTACCGTGTCCAGCCTCAACCAAAGATACCCACTGGCTAGGACTGAGGCAATCAAGGCCCATGCCCATAGCGGGAGGATCTTCAGGAGTGTCACGCGCCAGTTCCGAGGAAGTGGTCGCGCTCCCTGTGCCGGCGGCGGGTCAGACCATCAACAACCTTTTGGCCTGCCCGGTTCCAACGAAGAAACTCGTTCGCCGCCCCCTGCACATCCCCCTTGTTGAACTTGCGCACCAGCGTGGACTCGGTGAACGCCCCGGCGCCTATGTTGTAGGCCAGACTTACCATCGCATCGAACTGGTTTTGAGTGGGCTTGGCGTTCAGTGGTGCCAGTACCGCCTCTTCGAACCTCTCCAGATCGGCTCGCATCATGTCCTCGGCCTGAGCCTTGGTGATCGTCATGCCCATCTTGACATCCTTGCCAGTACTTCCGTAACCAATGGTCGGGATACCGACTATGTCCTTGTAGGTCGTGAGCCTTAAGCCCTCGAAACCTTGGATCATCTTCATACCCGCGGCGCTGACGTTCATTCCGAAACCCTCTTGGCCTTCTTCAGGCCGATCAGTTGCATAACCAGCAGGCCGACGAGTACCGAATCAATCGCGATCTGAGCAAGCCAGTCATTGCGCTGGAAGAAGTCGATCAGCGCCAGTTGTTCGACTGACAGGCCGATAGACCACGCCATCGAGAACACCAGCGCAGTTCTGATCCTGACTTCCTTCGCCAGCACTACCGCGATTAGATCGATGGCGGCAAATGCAATATACCACTTGGCCAGAAAGTAAGCGTCAGCCGAACCCGCCCATGACGGAATTGCAGAGTCGACCAGAAGGTAGCCGAGGAAGTGAAAGAGGATGGCTGTCATTATGTCCGGCCTAAGACTGTCCGGCGCACTTTCTGCCGATCCTTGTCTTCCTGATCTTTGGTCTTGGCGTAGTAGTCGTTCCCGGGCTTCTTGGTTGATTCGACTTGTTTGCGCATCAGCGGAGTCTCTGAAGGATTTTTGAAGGGATGAATTTCGCAATGTTCCCGTTCGACCAGAACACGAACGCCATGATGAAAAGCATCTGCCCGGGTAGATACAGGTCTTCACCAATTGGCGCGGGGGACATGATGGCGCCGAGGATTCGGCCAGATTCGGCAAGGTTTAGGCCGGCGAAGATGGCAGCGATCAGGCCGACTCCCTGTCGATGCTTGGCGCTACCATTCGCCGTATACGTGAATATTCGGAGGAAGATCAGGAAGTGACACACCCCCCTGATAGACAGGAATACCAATGGGAGAACGGCAGCATCACTCATTCGGGTCACCTTTCCTGAGCCGGATAGGGCTCATCTTGGCCAGCCAATCCAGCCATGCTGGTTTGACACCACCTTCCACCCAATTGTGCACCGAAGCGAATGCTGAAGACCCTAAAGCCGACGAAACGAAGGCTAGGAGTGGGGCATAGAGGCTGTATCCGCCGTAGGCCATGCTGAAAAGGCCGACTATGTACCCGAGGATGAATGACCCTATGGAGAACCAAAGCCGCTTCTGGAGGGGGATGGTAACCGAGACGGCCAACAGGAAGGCGACCCCGCCTGCTGAGGCCATCGCTAGGTTCTGATCAAACACAAACACACCGACTGCGGTTCCAACTCCAGCGGCGGCGCCTAACGCTATCTCTCCAGCCATGTGTCAGGCTCCATGTGGCGTCGGAAAATTTCAGTCAGTATACATTACAAGGTCAAATCAACCATGATTTGCGAACTCCCCGTGATACTTCACGCGAGCCTCTCGGATATTCCTGCAAGCCTCGTCAAAGTCCTTGAATAGTCGCCGGTATACACGCCTACCCCTAACAATGATTATCGCCTCCCATGAAGACCTATCCGATCTCCATGTCACGCCCTTCACTCCAGACGTGTTATGCGATGCCTTGGCCATATTGAATGCGTTCTGCGGGGTATCGGCAACCCGAAGATTGGCGATCCTGTTGTTCAGGGGGTTTCGATCTTTATGGTCGATCACATCCGGCAGAATACCGTGAACATAGAGCCATGCCAGCCGGTGCAGGCCGTAAGCCTTGCCGTCTATCTTTCCAACGTAATACCTGTTCGGGTATCCGGTTATCCCACCCAGTGGAGTGCCGGCCTTGTATCGATTGTTACACCGATTGGTCAAAGCAGTGAATGCCCCGGTTTCGGGGTCATAGTGTGCGAGTTCTTTAAGCCGCTCTTGAGTAAGAGTCATGTGGCGCGCTCCGGTCAGGGAAGTCGGGAGGAATGCGGAAGGCCAGTGACTAACTGGCGGTTCGGGGATCAGCCTATCCGCAGCGAAATTATGGCATAGAAAAGCCCGCACATGGCGGGCTTTGTACTGCACCGAAGATTTGAGCATCGTGGAGAGGCTTGTCGGTTTGAGGCGTTGGTTGTTCGTTGCTATGGCTATTCCGAGTGCGGCGCATGGGGTCAACCCTTTCGAGCCCCCTGCCTTTTCCACCATAACTGGCACCTGCTGCTCTTTTTGGCTTTCGCCGAATAAGCGGCGCCTTACGGACGCCAATCGTTTACCAACCACTCCGAGGACGTGACCAATACGCTGAAGGAGTGGGTTGAGTCTATCCGCAGTTACGGCGGCGTTCAAGCCTGTTGGCCTTCTTCGTGAAAATTGACTTGATTCGCGTCAAATAGTCGATGGTGAACTTCCTCACGGACTGGTCGCACTCAACCGCCAGCACCTTGGCCTCTCCTATTCTGGCGATAAGTCCCTTTCTCAGCTCTACGATGTTCCCACTGAGGTTTCGGTTGCAGCGTACGCAGGCGGCGGCGGCGTTGTGCAGGTGGAACCTCAGGTGTGGTGAGCTGCCAACGCTCCGGTAGTGAGAGCAGTCCATGGTCCCTCCAAGCTTCTGTGCCGGACGGGCCCCACAGCTTGCGCACTCCTTGCCGAAGTCCCGAGCCCTGACATAGCGGTTCCAGGCTATCTGAGCCTCTCGCATGTACTGGCTGCGAGTCTTCAGCTTAACCTTCGCCTCTCGACTCTCCTTGCGCTCTCTGGCCTCCTTGGCCTTCCTCGCCTTCTCCTTCGCCGCACTTGTCAGCGCTATGGCGCATTGAACGCCACAGGCTGACTGGAGGGGACGAGAGGGGGTGAATGGCTCTCGGCAGGATTTGCACTTCCTTGTGCGCAGCTTCTTGGCGATCACGCGTCAACTCCCTCAGCAGGGAAATACCAGATCGTGATTTCCTCGCACACGCCGATCATCGGGTCATTTACGGGGAGTATGGTAAACGGGCGCCCCTCCGCTGTAGCCGCCTTGCACGCCTCGAATAGGACCAATTCAGCATCAACCCCGCGCTTTGTCCTGCTCACCTTTGGGACAAGACCTTTCATGGCGTCACCTTCAGACCAGCGCTCTCGATAAACTTCGAGCAGGCATGCCGCATACCATTGGCTGCGTGATATGCGTCCATGTGGCTGTCATCCATGGCGAACTCTGGTTCTTCTGGAACTGGATATGGTGGCGGCAACTCAACCACAACCGATTCCAGCGCCATCTTCCAAGTTCTCCAGTGACTCGCAATACCCGGCAGCCTGTACGTGTCGCCCATCCGATACTGGGAGAATGTTTCTAGGGGGATGTCGTGGGATGAGGCATAGGAGGCCTCGAAGGCTTCGCGGTTCATGATTTCACCTTCAGACCGAGTGATTCTATGGCTTCGCGGACTTCAATACTGCGGATGAGACCGAAGATTTCATCAGCATCTTCGATGTCGCTCATTAGCGGAACAAATTCATGATTTTGTATTGAGTCGTATGCGCCTTCGAAGCCGACGATCTTCGGCAATTCCACCTCGATAGCTGCGCGGGAGGCCTGCCATGTTTGCCATCTGTAGCGAATAGGGCCGAATACATACTCGCCGCCAACCTTCTCAAGAGGGTCGCTCTCTGGCGGCCACGCATGGTTCTTCCGGTACCAACTTTCAAACTCTTCTCGCATTTTCTCATTGCTCATTGGTCTTCCCTCAGGAGATTTTACATTGAGGCCAGATTAACCGCGCCTCGCGTAGTGCTTGGTCGTGGGTTATCGCGCCGTCCATCGAGATCATGGGAAACGGCGCGTAACCGGCGACGTGGATTGTCCAGTTGCGTTTCAAGGCAGCAACTCAGGCGGAGCGCATCTGACTTCGGAAACTGAGTTTAGATATGCCCGCATTCCGCCAGCTTTGCAGACCGCATAGTCTTCGACTTGTACCGCAGGATAATTCCTGTATGGCTTTACGTCACACCCAGCGCAAGCCATCACGGCAAGAGCGACCAGCGCAAACCTCATCATTTCCCCACCCCGCAGAATACGCATTGCTCGCCGCTCGGGAAGCTGTGCATGCACTGGGTGTTGCGGAGGAACCACGCGGCATATCCACCGAGTGGTGGCGATTCGAATTCACGCATGGCGGTGTACAGCCGCTCATTGTCCAGAATAGGAATCATCTTGCCGATGGCGTCCTTGGCGCGGATGCCGTCCGGCACCAGATAATCCGTCATAACTCGCTGAGCATCCACCAAAGCGCCAAGAATTGCCGCCGTCTTGCCGTCCAGCGTAGCGCAGGAGACGCGATCTCCTGAAGTTTGACCGGATGTACTGCACCCAAGATCTCTCTCCTTGTAGGCGTGATCTGAGGCCTGCTGACGATTGCGCAGGTGGTCGCGCTCCGCCGTCATGTTGGCGAGCCGCTCTTCGAGATCACGGATCGTATTCAGTGAATGGCTGGCACAGATTTGAATTGTGTTGTTGACCGAAGCCAGCGATCCGCAAAGTTCTCGGTTCGCTTGTTCCAAGCTCTGAATATCCTCAAACCGCTTGCGCGCTGTTTCGTGCAGGGCTTCTTGGTCTTGGCGAAGATGATCTAGATGATCCTCTAGCGCGTCCTCAAAAGCTGGCATGCGATCCCAGCTGCCATATTTCAGTTCTTTGAGCGCTTCAAGCATCTCGCGCTTGCTCTGTTCGATTGCGTTGGTCATGTCGGTGTCCTCGGGGTTATTTAGTTGGCGCTGCTGGTAGTGGCTGCCAGTGGGTGACACAGATCAGATCGTGGAAGTAGCCATGGAAGAAGCTGTTGTGCTGCGAGGCGATGAAAACATCATCTCCGCACGAACAAAGTACCTCTACGTCCTCATCCGGAAGTTTTTCATTCACATCGATCCAGTTATTCATTTCAGTATCTCCGCTGCGAGCGCTTGAATTCTGCTCCAGGTTTCTGATGTGGGCCTTTCTTCGTAGGACTTCAAAAGCTTGGCGATCTGCCGAGCCATGTACACGTCGCCTTCTGCACGATCTTGCTCAGTCAGCGCCTTGATGCCGAGCGAGTGATCCACGACTATCGGCAACTCATGCTGGCCGGGGAGGTTGATGGCGGTCATTTGGACACCTTCAGCGCTTCCTGCCATGCCCACCATGAGGATGCGAAGACGTTGCAGTGATAAGAATCACCAGCCCTATCGCATTTCATTGCCCATAGCAGATCGCCTTCAAAATCATCGGGCATCTCTTCTCCCTCAGGAATTGGCAGGCTTGCCGTTTTCTTGGCGAATGCCTTTTCGAACTGATCGCGCATCTTGTCGTTACTCATCAGAACCCCTCCTTGCCGCGCTGCGATTCCCAAGTGAATGGCAGGACAATCACGCCACCTTCGCGCAGGCGGTCGGCAGATCGCTCGCCAATCGATGCCGCCAGTTCCTTTGGCCCGAGGTTGGAAACGACAACGGTCGGCAACTCCTTCTCGTAGCGGCCATTGATGATTGAGAACAGGGTGGTCAATTCGAAGTCGCTCGGCTTCTCCTTGGAGGCACCAATCTCATCCAGCACCAGAAGGCTCGGAGCGATCAGGCCCTTGAGAATCCAGCCCTCATTGGTTGGCGAATGGTCATCATATGTCTCGCGGATATCTTGCAGGATGCCGCCGAGGGTTCTGTATACCGCTGAGTCACGGGTATTGGTCATGATGTAGTTGGCAATGGCGATAGCCAGATGGGTTTTACCAGTTCCCGGTTTTCCAAGAAGCAACATGCAGCGCCCTGCTCTCTTGTGTTCTTGGAAGTTTTCGGCGTAGTCAATGCACTTCGACAAGGCCGCCTTCTGCACATCAAGCTCAGCTTCATATGACTCGAATGTCTTCCCTTGGAAGCGCTTAGGGATAAGCGCAGATCCAAGCTTTACGCTCAGCTCATATCTGGCCTTAACAAGCTCACTTTGCCGAGCCTCCTCTTCGCGCTTTGCATTGGCGATTTTGTTGCACTCGCCACAGCCTTGCCGAAGTTTACGGCCCATGATGATGGTCACATTGCACTGGTACGCGCCATGCACATCGCAGGTTGCTGGCTCAGTCGTACTACCGAATTCCATATCTTCAGAACCCATAGCTACCATCCTCTCGTTCAATAAGGCCGGCGTGATAATCGCGATCCGCGAAGCCGGTATGTTTAGTCATTGCTCCAGGCTTCGATTGGTCTTTCTGCAACCATGAAGCCTTGAATCCTTGCCATGAGTTTTCAGCAGCGATCTTTACGGCTTCACCAAGCGTTATTCCTGCAATCCCTGCCTCGCGCTGGATTGCTTCCAAGGCGGTATCAGTCATGCTCGCCTTCTTGGCCTTCCTGACCTCCATCCAGTCCTTTGCGAATTTCTCCTCTACCCCGAGCCTTATCAATTCCTTAACCCAACTCCTCCTTGGTGACTTCTGCTCAGCGTCAGCTTGCTGATCGCCTATGTTCTTTACTTGTTCTTGGTTAGTGGTTAGTGGTTTATGGTTAAGGTTATTTTTGGGTTCATCTTGGGAAGCGACTGGGTTTTCTGATTCCTTCCTCGGCCTGCCGCCTGACTTCCCGTTCGTTCTGTTCACTTCGGCCTTCTGGTGATATTTCGATATCTCAAGATCGCATCGTTTGTGGTGATAACCATCTGATTCCAAGAAGAAAAACTCTCCGAGGATTATCCCAAGTGATTCCTCGTGGCCTGCCAGTCGCAACCGACGAATAACCGGCTGGGTTTCTGATGGGATTGGTATTTCGCTTTCGTAGTAGTGGTCTAGGAGTCTTCGGTAGACGCCTTCCTCCTCAACGGAAAGGTGCGCGGTGTCGCGAGTCCAATCCTTTATGTTGAATTTGTAATAGTGCATGGCAGCACCTCTACTTGGTGGCGCCGTACACAGGCTTGTCGCGCTTTATCTTGCCTTTCGTGAGCGCCTCCACATGCGCCTGGCGAGTCTTTGGCACCTCATCCTTCCACAGGTATACGGCTGCTGACGTCATACCTAAGGCCTCCGCTGTCTGGCGTACGCCGCCGAAGTAATCGATAACATCTTGCGTCTTCATTGGTGACTCCTTGTGTTGGTAGCCCTAGATTAGGACTTGAAATTTATTTTATCAAGTGTCTTGACGGATATTTCTTCCTGATCCACTATTGCCTCACCAAGTCACAACGACTCGGCCAACGAGGACCTCGACCATGACGCTTCTACTTGCACTGATCGAATGGCTTCTTGGCCCGGACAAACAGGACGAAGACCAATGATGACCAAGAACCTTCAGGAGCGCTTCGACATGCTCCTCGGCTTTATCAAGAACCCCAGTCACAACCTTACGGTATCGGAAAACGTGGCAGCGGCTCGGGAGTTGGTCGATACGCTGCTTCACTCAGGTCTCCTACTGCCAGACGAGTACCGCGCCTATCAAGCCCAGATCCGCACGGCCAAACTCATCGCCAGCGGCGCGGACCTGAAGCGTGAAACTGACAAAGCTGGTTTTTAACCTAACCGCCCACCTGCTGATCGCCGCGCACGTCACGGCGTCGGTCATCGCTCTCTACGTTGAAGGGGTAATTTGAAATGAGTGACCATCGAGCAGAAGTTCCAGCGTTCCCGATTGTTCATCCGGACGGCCAAGGCGTTCAGTTTTATGGCATGAGTCTTCGCGATTACTTCGCGGCCAAATACATGGCGGCGCATGTCGCTGGCTGGCTGGCCAATGACAACGATTATCCACACCGCGAAAACGTGGCTGCCTACGCCTATCTGCAAGCGGATGCCATGTTGAAGGAGCGTGCCAAATGAACATCCCAATCATCGCCAGCAGCTTTGCCGGTATCTGTACCGAACTTCGCGACCTTGGGTATAGCTCATTCCGTGGAATCGTCTGGAATCGCACTCCATACCGCGTGAACGTGGTTTGGCACGCCGAGGTTCGCCATGGGTAAGCCTTTGTTCTGGTCAGCGGCTGCGATTGCGCTGCTGTGTGTGATGGCGAAATTGAGGATGTTCGGATGAGCGATCGTGAATTGCTTGAAATGGCGGCAAGGGCTGCTGGCATCAATCTTTTGTGGGATGGCGATAACCCAAAAGAGGTTGTGCAGCACTGGAGCGGGAACCCTGAGGATGGGGGCGAGACGCGAGACTATGGCTGGAACCCTCTCGATGATGACGGCGCCGCGCTGCGTCTAGCAGTGGATCTGCAGCTCTTGATGAATATCGGAACAGAGGCGACGTTTGCAAATAACAAGGTCAATGGCGAGCAGGATAAATGGGCTCGTGAACAGCATAAAGACTCCGACCCGCTGACTGCTACTCGCCGCGCCATCGTCCGCGCCGCCGCTGAAATCGGGAAGGCCATGCCATGAGGCCAACAAACCGATTCTACGCAGGCCAGCCACCAGCCCCCGGCGACCCATCACCGCTCATGCGCTGCCACAACTGCCAGCGCCTGAACACGAAAGAAGACTACCGGCCTGACGGGGAGTGTCCGAACTGCCAAGCGCCGTACAAATCGAACGGATCGGAGGAAGACTGAAATGAGCAACTGGATAAAGTGCAGTGACCGTATGCCGGAATCATCTGAACTTGTCGTGGTATGGCGCCGCTGGCCCGGTCAAGACGAGTTCGGTCCAGACTTCGACTCTTGGGAGAATGTCGATGCGTGCTCTGGCGCTTGCGACTGGGTTTTCTCTGAGGATGCTTGCCAAGGCATCGAATGCATCGCGGATGGCCCCGGTGTTGTGGCGCGGCCTGAAACCACGCACTGGATGCATATCGGTGAGCCAGAATGAAACCCGCCATCTACATAGCCGCCTGCTGGCCGCTAGTCGGCGTTGGAATAACTATCGTCATCTGCTGCCTGGTTTGTCGGGCGAAGCGTGGGGAGATTGAAGAATGAGTACCTGGATCGATTGCAACGAACGGCTGCCGGAGATCGATCTGAGTGCGCCTAAATATGCTCAGCGTGTTCGCGTCATCGCCAGCAATGGCCGATACGTAGGAGAGCTTGAGTTCGGGACAAATGCTTACGCCAAAAGAGTTGAACCGCACTGGCAAAGGTCGAATGGCTGTCCAGCGCTCTGGGAGCCAACCCATTGGATGCCACTACCATCCGCACCGATTATCGAATGATGGAGATTTTGGAATGAGTGAAGTAGATAAACCAGTGGTGCATATGAGCACCGGGCGCCCAGAAGCCGGGCGCCACTACGCTCAGTTATACGACGCCGCCCAATCCCAGCTCGCTGCTTTGCGGGAAGAGCTGGCGAAGTTCGACGAAGGTATGCGGGCACTGGCATGCAGCCTTGGTGCTGGCGGCTACAATGCTGAAACCCTGACGGCTGATCAACTAGTCGGCAAGGTTCAATGGGGAATCGACAACATCATAACGGTTCAAGAGCAGCGCCTTGCGGACGCCGAGCGGCGGAATGAAGTTATTTCAGCGGAACTCGAAGTTGAAAAGACCAATGCTGCGCACTGGAAAGCAACCATTGCCGGAGAAGGTCAGATATCAAAAGAGGCAAGACGCTATCGAGGTATCAGAGACATTCTGCCGCTCAATGAAGTTATTGAGATAACCGCCAATTGCCAAACATCCGCCGAGTGGGATTTAGCAATCGACGTCGCCCTCAACCCCAATCCAGAGGCCGCGAGCCATGACGAGTAAAACGATTGAGCCATTCGCTTGGGCTGTAGAAATCTCAGGCACAGACAAAATATTTTCATCGCAGAAGGCCGCCGAGAATGCGCGCCGCCGCTATGAGAAAGTCTTCGACGCTGAACGGATGGAGCCATTCCCGATCTATCGACATCCAGCCCCGCTATCGCCCGACCATTCTGGTGGCGGCGCCGGGGTGGTGTTGCCGGAAGGCTTCATGATCTGCGAACGCAGTATCTGGACAGAACAGCAGGTTGAGTCGGCAGCCAAATGCATAACATTGCTGAAAGATGTACCAGGAATTACTGCCCGCGATCTGGCGCTGGCGGCCATGGATGCCGGGCAATGTAATGCGCCTGACATTACTCTTTCTGACTTCCCCTGCATCGACAAGGTCAAGGAGCTGAATCAATGAGCCGACCAGTCGAAATCCCAATGCCGGATCTGGCCTTCGCATACGAACTCAGGAGCGAAGGCCTAACGTGGAAACAGATTGAGCGCCACACCGGATATCAGCGCTCGACAATCATCAAGTCACTCAAGAGGGCTGGAGCATGAAAAACATCGATCTAGACGCGCTAAACGCAGAGGTCCAGATGGCGCAGCAGACCGGGCGCAAGTTCTGTTCGGTGTCAGTGGGTGAACTTACGTCGCTCCTGATGCGCGCTGCGGAACTCAAGAAAATACAGGGTGTGGTTCCGTTCAAGATCGGCTGGTGCTGCCCAGAGGACATTCATCGAATGCTTCAGGGAGAGCTCCACCAGGTCGGGCTACGTCGCCGCAAAGGTCCAAAATATCGAATCGAGGTTCTCGTCCAGTCGCTCCCAGATGGGCAGCGCAGGGCTGAGAAACCGGTTGCGGCGCCGGAAGAATCGTAGCAAGATGAACGCCTGCCTAAGCCGTGGAACGCTGAAGCAGAGAAGACCAGATGCCGGGATGAAACCCATGTAGTCAGTAACCGTCTCTCCTGATGATCAAGCCTCCCGGCACTGGTCGATCTGAAAGGAGCGTTCCACCGGTTGCTGAGCTAGATGGGTTTTTTTATGGGTGACATAAATGAGCCAAGAACGAGAAGCAGCAATAAACGCGATCAATGTGCTTTGTGGGCATACCGTCAAATGCTGCACCGAGGAACGAGCAATGGTGTTGCTTGAAGCTCACGAATTCCTACGTGCAGCGCTTTGTGCGGACGGGATCAGTGAGTTTACGAAACTTATGGACATCATCCATGAGCGGATAATCCGCGTGATTTACGATCTTCGCAGCGAATGGAGAACCCCGGTTAAGGGTGTGTACGCGATTTTGTTCACTGATGGGATAGTGAAAATTGGCAAGACTACGAATTTCAGCCTGCGGTTTAAGATGCTTTCCAACCAGAGCACGTCAGGCGTATCAGCCAGTCAATTCTTCCCGTGCGAACATCATTCAAAGGCCGAAGCGATTGCCCACGCCGAGTTCGCTCATTGCCGGGTGAAGAATGAATTCTTTAAAGCGGATTTTGAAGACGTTCTGGCCCTGCTTGCCGACCTGACCGAAATAAACACAACAGTTACACACTGAGGCGTGACCAAATGAGCACTGAACTCGCAACCATCACTGGCGACATCTACGGGACTCGTGATTCATTCACGTCCGTTCTGACGGATCGATCGCTGAACTTCGATCGCGAAGCTGAATTCGCGCTTCAGACCATCTCCGGCAACCCCTACTCAATCAAGATCGCAATGGGCAACCGCCAGTCGGTAGCCAATGCCGTGACCAACATTGCGGCGATCGGCATTAGCCTCAACCCAGCGAAGAAGCAGGCCTATCTGGTGCCGCGAGACGGCAAGATCTGTCTCGACATCAGCTACATCGGCCTGATGGATCTTGCCATGGCTACCGGATGCATTCGCTGGGCACAGGCCGAACTGGTCTACAGCAGCGACAGCTTCACGCTGAATGGCTTCGACAAGCCGCCGACCCACTCCTACAACCCGTTCGCCAAAGAGCGCGGCGAGGTCATCGGCGTCTACGTGGTGGTCAAGACCGACAGCGGAGACTATCTCACTGAGACGATGAGCATCGATGAGGTGAACTCTATTCGCGATCGCTCGACAGCCTGGAAGTCGTACAAGGCCAAAGGTACCTCCTGCCCATGGGTGACCGACCCCGGCGAGATGGCCAAGAAGACCTGCGTCAAGCGCGCCTACAAGTTCTGGCCGAAGACTGAGCGGCTTGAGCAGGCTATCCACCACCTGAACACGGACGGCGGCGAAGGGCTTGCATCACTGACCAACTCGACAACCAGCGACCTCGGTGAGACGTGGGTTCAGCGCGCCACTCAGTGCCAGTCGCCAGAGGAACTCAAGTCCGTATGGTCTGAAGGCCTAGCCGCGATCAAGGCCGCGAAAGACATGGTTGCCTATAGCCAGTTCAAGGCATTCGTCGAGAAGCGTGGCGAGCATCTGAAAGCAAACACTCAGCCAGTCATCGAAGGCGAGATTGTTGAGGGGGAAGACCAATGAAAGTCCTACATCTTGAGCAAGGATCTGAGGCGTGGCTTCTCGCCAGAGCCGGGGTTTGTACGGCTTCCCGATTCGGTGATGCCCGGGCGAAGCTATCACGCGCCAGCAAAAATGGCGTGGCCGGAGACCCGGCCGCATCCTCACTCGACTATGCGTGGTCGATCGCACTGGAGCGCATCGCCGGGAAGCCGGTTGATGAGTCGTTCAGTACGTGGCAGATGAAAAGAGGTAGCGAGCTCGAGATTCATGGTCGGCTCGCCTACGAACTACAGACAGGGCTTCTTGCTTCCGAGTCAGGGATTGCCTTCACGGACTGCGGGAAGTTCGCCTACTCAACCGACGGGCTTTGCGGCGAAGAAGGCCTGATCGAGATCAAGTGCCCAGCGGCCCCGGCCAAGATCGGCGCCATATGGTCTGCCCCAGATAGCGCAGACGCCGAGTACATCGACCAGATCCAAGGCGGAATGTGGGTAACTGGCCGCAAGTGGTGCGACCTCGTCGTCTATTGCCCATGGCTGGAGTCGGTCGGCAAAGACCTATTCATCAAGCGCATCATGCGAGACGAGGCGTACATCGAATCGCTGGCATCTGATCTTGCTGGGTTCTCCAAGCTGGTCGACCAATACGAAGCGATCCTTCGGGCACCGTCGAAATACACGGGGCTTTGATCGTGGATTTCAAGCTGGTAACCGAATCCGACCGCGCACGCTTTCTCGGCGTAGTGGCCGGGCTCGACCTGACCAAGCCCAAGACTGTGACGATCAAGGAGAAGGATCGAAGCGGGGATCAGAATCGCGCTTTGCACGCGATGCTGACGGACATCTCTCGGCAGGTTGAGCACTACGGCAAGAAGTTCAATGTCGAGACCTGGAAGCGCCTGTGTACGGCTGCGTGGCTTCGCGAGGAAGGCGAGCAGGCGCAGTTGATACCAGCGCTCGACGGTAACGGCTTCGACGTCGTGTTCGTGCACACAAGCAAGCTTAACGTGAAGCAGTGCGCCAGCCTAATCACTTGGGTAGAAGCATATGGCGCGCAGGCCGGCGTCCGCTGGACTCAGCCCGATAGATGGGATGGAAGGTATTAAACCCAAGCCCGGCGATGCTGGGCTTTTTATTGTTCTTCGCTTGACATGAATATCCGGCATTCCTATAGTGTCGTATACCCCATACGGATTCCATAAATGAACCTGATAGAGATCATATCTAGACGAACTGAATACCGGCCTGACGGCGTATTGGTCTGGACTTTCCTGCCAAGACGAAAAGAGAGAATTGGCATGGATGCAGGGTCAATTAGCTCTACTGATGGATATGTCTATATCAAGTCAGAAGGCAAGAGGGTCGGCGCCCATAGGGTTGTCTTCTTCAAGCACCATGGGTATGTCCCAGTAGAGGTCGACCACATCAACAGAATTCGAAGCGACAACAGAATTGAAAACCTACGGGATGCCATTACTCACAATAATAATTGCGGGAACCAAAGTCACCAGACTGGCAGGAGCTCTAAATATAAAGGAGTTTGCTGGGATAAAAACAGGAACAAATGGATTGTCGCGATAAAGGTCAACAGGAAAGCAAAATATCTTGGCCGCTACAAAAATGAGGAGGATGCGGCAAGGGCGTATAACGCAGCCGCTTCAATTTATTTCGGCGAGTTCGCAAATATAAATGAAGTTTGAAATAGTCCCCGAATAACCACCAGACCGAGGAAAGACCAATGAGTGAGCATACTGAAGGGCCGTGGATGATGGATAAAGGCCATATGATCATCGGCGGCAATGGGATGCGAGTTGCTTATGCTGATTTGATGTCTGATGCCGATGAAGCTCTTGTTATTGCCGCGCCGGATCTTCTGTCGGCTTTGGAAGCCATGAACGCCCAGCTCGAAGCTGATGGATATATGGGCACTACATATGGCCCGTTGCGCTATGCGGCGATGGCGGCAATCGCAAAAGCCAAGGGAGAATCCAAATGACCCCTCGCACAGACTCATACGGAAAGCGCCAGGGCATCATGTTCGCCCGAGAATTCCTCGCCAACATGACCGGCAATATCACTCTTGCTCCGGCGATTGAAAGCCTGAAGCGGTGCATGGGCAACAAGCCTCCTGCGGTCGCAGAGGGGATCGAGGAAGTCATCAAGGCGCTGGAAGATGCGCGGGATATGAAGGCGGGGAAGGTATGACGCGGACATACAAAGTCAACTGCGGCGGAATCTGGATGCTTGCGATGATCGGCCTGTCCGCATTCGTTTCGCCTTGGTTTCTTATCGGGCTGTGGCCATATCCAGAAAGCTGGGGCTGGTGGCTTCCGTGTACATACAGACGGGTGGATGAATGACCGCCCTCCGCCGAACCACAACCATTCACAAGATCCGCCAGGCGCGGATGAGGGATAAAGCATGAAGATCATCAAGAAGGGAAAGCTGACCATCGATGGCGAGCAATCAAAGATCAGCGGCTATGAGTTCGACTGCGAGGGGGAGTCAATGCTGAATGCCTCCATCTACATTTTGGAGGAGGGTGTGCGCGACCTTCTGGACCAGATCGCAAAGGCCAAGGCAGAAGGGATTAACATCTTTGATGCGGGCGGCAATCAGCTGAACGATGAGAAGTGGGAGTTCCCGCTTGGCGTGAAGGCTCATCCAGCTGGCGACGATAGCCCAAACGTCCGCTGGTTCGACAATTACTCAGACCCATCACTGGAGATCGGCCATGATTCGTCAGTACTCCTACCACCAACTGATGTGCATTCTGACCAGTGACCGCTGGTTCGTTCTCAAGGGCAATGGCGAGCGATACTTCTTCGCTCAGATCGTGGATTAAGGGGGTTCGGATGTATACCGTTACCGAAGAAAGTCTGCGCAAAGCCTACAAGCCTCTCGACATCGTCAGCGACAAGCACGGAAATGTCGGGATGATCCAAGAGGTTAGCGTAAACAATTGCCAAGAATCATTTGATTGGCAGATCAGCTATTCAGTCACTTGGCTTACCGGCTCAGAGAGAAAGGTGGCATGGTTTCATCACGACGAACTTCAAAGGCATTGCAACTTGATGCTGAAGATCGCTGAAAACATGTGCCACCCAATGGGGAATAATGCGAGAAAGGTTGAATCCCTTTTCAAGCACCTATAAAAAAGGCCGGCGCAATGCCGGCCTTTCTGTTGGTTCAGGATTTACCCCTGAAAGTCTGTCGGGGTTAGATCAACTTGGCAATCGATCAGGTTCAGTGCTGCTGCCGCATTGTGGCGAATACGAATCTGCCAGTAGGTACCTGGCGGCCCAGATGCTTTAAACGTGCATTTGATACGGTCAGTGTCTGGGTTGATTCCCTTCTGTGAAGTTTCGCCCTCGATCAATGTGCCGCCAGAGTCCACCAGATCCACGCTAATTGTTTTGGCTGCGCCATCCACGGCCATGGCAACAAATACAGTGATGCTCATCTTTGAGCATCCGTTTGGCATGACAAGGCGCGTAGGGTTAGCAATTGCAAAAGCCCCAATATTGTCATCGACAATGGTAGCAAACGAAACTAGATTGACCGCGAAAGCGTTGGCTAGTGACTGCGTTTGCTTGCGCACCTTGGTCGAACGGCCTTTTAGCGTGTACGGCAGAAGCGTGGACGGCATCAGTGGGCGCAGCGGCGTGTAGGCGTTCAGGTCGTGGTTGACGTTGTCGATCTGGACCTTGAAGTACTCGTAGGCCTTCCTCCCGCTGGCCGCTTCAAAGGCGGTCATGTAGGCAGGGATGTTCAGAGACGATAGGTTGGCGATGATAGGGCTTGACAGTGGACCGGTGCAGTCTCGCATCACGAAGCGGTTTGGGAGTTGTCCTTGTATCGCCATGACGCACGAATCAGCCGCGCCATCAGGACCTGCGAACAGGAAGCAGCTGAAGAACCCAACCTCTTGGCTGTTCCACGGGAACGTGGTGTTCGGGGCGCCAAGCTGGGCGACGATCTGCATCCCACCACTTTCCCCGCCGAATCGCGTATGGGAGGCATTGAAGCTGCCGTAGTTGTCGACCCAGCGAACACCGGCCACACGGTCAACGCCGAGCGCGCCGACGTTCGGGATCATGAATGTGTCTTTGATGTGAAGTCGAGTCAATGCATCAGGGTCGGTTGCCGAAGTCCCTCGGTTGATGATCTGCGCAGTGGACGCGACGATGTTCGACTTGTCGGCCTGAATCCAGCTTTGACTGATAGACATATGGTCGCAGACATTTTTGATCGCCTGCTTGCACGACAAGATGCGAACCTTGTGAATATTGCACTCTGTTGATAGGTGAGCCCATGCACCACCTGGCCCATTACCGGTGGCGAATGTATTGATTCCAAAACCGTCAGCGAGCTGAAGGTCGCAATTCATAATCTCGACCATAGCCGAGTTAGTGTTGTTATTATAGAAGTTGATCTGATTTCGACCGCCCGCCATGTTGAAGCCTTGGATAGTCCAGAGGTAGGCCTCTCCAAAAAAGATATCCTTAGTCACTCCACCCGTTTGGGTAATAAGGCATTCCTCGCCTTCAAGATTCAGATATGGCGGAAGAACCAAGGCATCTGAAATGCTGTAATCCCCGGCACGCACAATCACTCTCGGAGTTGTACCGCTAAAGCTTGACTGAAGACCTCCGATGGTGATTAGCCGTCGAGTCGTCTTGCTAGGGATGTCGTTCAGCATGTTCTGAAACTGAACGGTGTCATCAGCCCCACCGGTCAGGTAGTCGTCAAGCTCGATCTCGCGTTGGATTTTACGGTATACGTCGCGCTGAGCGGTGTTTGTGCCTAGCTGCTTGAATCCGTTCAACACCGCTCCGGCTGGACCTGACATGTCCTGAACGACACGGGGAATCCCGTAAGGGTCTATGTAGATGACGTTTTGTGCAAGGTTCATTGGACCGGTCCCGGCGGTGATCACCTCGCCGACATAGACCTCCATCGCGTTCTTGGTCACGGCGTCCTGCTGGTCGACAGGGTCTTCCATGTTGACGATGCGGCGCGCTTCAGCCTGATAGTGTTCGCTATCAACGGGGTGTCTCAGGGCGCGATCGTTATCCTCGACCAATTGCTGAGCGATCATGGTCAGCTTGTCGAGTGCGCGCTCGTGAGACTCAGCCGGGAAGTCATCGTTCGGCTGGTAGTCGGTCAACTGAGTGACGGGAACTTCACGCAGGATCTGTAGCGTGGAAAGGTCCGGCGGCGCGACAGTGAATGTCAGCGAGCCTCCTGCCTGATTCCCGGCACCAGAAACCGTATAGTCAACGTCCAGAACCTTCGGAATGACCACGCCAGTGGAACTCACCAGCGACACGGTGATATGCGTCTTCTCAAGGAAGTAGTACGGGATCGGGAACAGGACGGTTACGTTATCCCCCGCGTAAGTGACGCTGCTTTGCTCGCTGCTAACGGTCATTGTCGTTCCTTACCGGGAGATTCCCAGTGGGTCAAGGTAGCTCTGAGAAGGACGGATCAGGAATTCCTGATTGTTCTGCTCGCGAATGGTTTGTTCAGTCCTGCGTAGCGAGCCAGGGTTCAGCGCCTCTTGGAAAGACCAGAGGACCAAATGGTCGAGCATGATCCGGGTGTAGAACAGGTTCAGGAATGGCGTGTTGTTGAACCCGAGCCGGAGGGCGGATGACGCGGCATCGTCGCCGGTCCTCGCCTTGTTCCATAGGTTGACCATGTCTGAGGCTGTACCAATTACCGGGCCAGCAGCAGTCTCGAGCGCAGAGTTCCCGAACCGGTTCGACTGGCCGAAAAAGAAGTCGCCCATGATACCAATGCCGCCGCCTTGGGTGAATGCTGCGCCCCATGTTGCAGCGCTATCCACTGGACGAGGCTCGCGACCCTTCACTGCGTCCTTGGCTGTCATCGACAGATAACCGAAAGCGGTAGTCCAGACGATCAGTTGAGCCAGCGCCAGCTTTTCGCCGTTGCCATTCTTCATGGCCGACAGGAAGTCACGGCTCCCGCGATACCCAAGCCCGAGCGGCGTAGGAGCGTAGCCACGGCCATACAATTCACGGCCCATGGTCTTTTGCATGTATGCAGCCGGGAAGCTCTTGAACTGCGTCACGAAGCGCAGGAGATCGCCGGGGACGGTACCGGGCTGAGTTCCTTGGTTCATGATCGAGCGTGTACGGGCATCAGGCTCCAGTACCGCATAGCTCACACGGTCGTTGACGTAGGATCGCAGGCTACGCTGAAGACCTTCACGAACTTCACGGATGGCCGGCGCCGACGAACTCAGGCCGATTCCTTTCAGGTAGCCAGAGAGCGCGTCGTCTGGAATGTCCGCAATCCCATCAGCCGTCAGGTAATCCCGGCCATCTGCGTGCTTCGACTCCATGTTGCGCAACAGATCCCACTTCGCCGCATCAATGTCGTAGAGGCTGAGCGAGCGCTGAAGGTTCGGGTTGAGTTTGTCCCAGCCGAGCGACTTGTTCTGCGCCAGATGGTTGGACATCATCAGCCCGGCGCTGGCCTTGTTCGCGTCGGTCCACCAAGAAAGGCCGTTGAGTCTGAAGAAGTGATTCATCATCCGCGAGGTCTTGCCGCCGGTTGAGTCGTCAGCGGAGAACCGGCGAATGATCTCGCCGCGCATCGAGTCGGCATAGACCCCGAAGGATGACAGGATCTGCTTCTGCTCCTGACTACCGCGACCTTTTGTCAAGCCGCCGACCATCTCACCAAGCGAGCCGAGGAAGTTCTTGCCCTGGTACTTCATCTCGCTGGCGGCAACTGGCAGATCCGTGAAGCTGGACAGCAGAGCGCCGCCGAGTTTCGACATCGACTGCCAGGCTCGGACGTTCGCGGCAACCCGGGCCTGACTGGCGTTACCCGGGATGCGAGTCTGCCCACTGACTTCCTTGAACCGGTTCTCCAACTTGGTCGAGCGGATGTCGTTGAAGTTGCGCAGCGCGGCATCGTCGCCGGTCTTGCGAATGTCTTCGGCGACGATGTCCATCGCCATGTTCAGGTTGATTTCAGGGTTGGTCCCGAGGCGGCGCATCAAGGCAGTGTTCTGCCCAGCCATATCAAGACCACTCAGAACCGACTCGCGAAGGCTGCCAGTGCCGTAGAGCTTGTTGTATTCGTGCCACGCCACGCCATCCTTGAAGTGCAACACACGTTCCTGGCTCATCTTCTTGGCAATGTTGGACGGACCTTTGAATCCGGTCGGCGCAACAGATGCGGACTTCAGATGGTCGCCGGTCACGACGCCACTGTAGACGCCGCGCATGAAGGCGCTGATATCCGCAACACCGTCAAAGGTGCTGCCATCCAGCTTGGGCAGGATGTCGTTGAACCACTTGTCAAAACCAGCAGTCTCGATCTTCTCGCCGTCATGGCTCTGGCGGGTGATGTAACCCTCCAGCTTTCCGATGTTAGCCCCGGCCCTGTTGGCATCGATGCGGGATGCCTCCTGATATTTCTGGATGATGTTTGCGATCTTCACCACGTCGGGGTTCAGGCCTTTGGTGTCTTCGCCCTTGCCGATCTTCCATAGTGCATCCGCGATGTCCAAGTCTGAATCACCACGGGCCAGCAATGCCAGAAGGTCATCCTTCGCCAGATCATTTAGCAGCCCACCGATGTAGGCATCCCCGAGCGTCTTCTGCTCAGCGGCCACGGACAGGCGAGATCCTTTGCGCGCAAGGTTTGTGCCGACCAGAAGGGATTCGAACCCGAGGTCAGGACGATCAGAGAAGTTCGTGCGGATGAACGAGACGACTTCAGCGCGGCGGCGAAGGTTGATCAGTGCATTCCGCTTCTCGATCAATGCCGCCTGCTTTGCCTGCTTCTGGAGTTCATCGGCGGCGCGCAGGGTTGCGTCCTCCATGTTCAAAGACTGCTCGCGGGCCATGAGTTCCTTTGCCCGACCACGTAGAGTCTCGAAGATCTCCGACAACTCTCGGTCGTCAAGGTCTCCAGCCGCCGCCTTTACTGCATCAATGCAGGGGTTCATACGCCATTCCTCAAGTCACAGATAGCCGCTGCGTTGTAGGCCTTCGCGTATTGCTCAGCCTTCTGCGCTTGCAGGTTTGACGCCTCGATCTCTGCGCTTGCTGCCTTCTCTACGGCGGCGCGGTCTGCCTCTGGAAGCTGCTTAAGCATTTCAGTGGACAGGGTTTGCTCTTCGTCGAAGTCAGCCTGAGCCTGATCGAGGTCATCCTTCTGCGATTTTACAATGTCGTCAGCCCGAAGGCTGTCATTGTTTGCGATTTGGTCAGGGGATCTCGGCGCGCCCTTGCGAATCGACTCACTCGCCATCATGGCCTTGGACGGGTCTTCGAGGTCAAAGATGTGCTGCACGTCGATGTCGCGCCCGGTCACGGCCTGAGACACGGCGGTCTTGAGTGCGCTTTCTCTGGTTTTCCAGTCCGCATTTTCCGTCTTTACTCTTGCTGCAACTGTTGCCCCGCCATATCTAAATGCCTTTGATTGGCCAGGCTCGTACGCTTCTCGAATTAGCTCCCCATATTTTGTCCGCAATGCATTCGGATTTTCCTTGCTCCCGATACGCAGGCCATTCTCAGTGGCTAAGTCATAAAGAAGCGTTGCTGCGCCCCTACGCCTAAAGCCTTCTGACACCTCAATATTAGGATTAAAATCACCGCTATCTACGGCTGAGATAGAGCCTACATTTTCGCCACCTGATGCAAGCTGAACCGTGTATGAACCATCACCTTCATCCACAAGCCTAGCCTTTACCTTTGTGCCGTCCTTCAGGTAATAGTCTTTCCCTTCGAAATTGGCGGTTCTAGAAAGCCAATCCCCATAACTTTCACTAGAGACTTTGTCAGATACGGACCTTGGTAATTTTTCATCGCCGCGCATGGTGTTGCCTGAATCATATTCAGCTTGTCGGGCTAGTGTGCCTTTCAGTGCGGTGATCGGGTCAGCATCGAATGCGCGGTCGAAGGTTGCTAGCGAAGGCGATCGGGCTGAAATTGATTCGATGGGCTCAGCTACTTGTCCAGCGCCCAGCCCGCCGGGCGGAACATCCGTTTCAGTGGCGATGTTGCGGCGCAGACGATCCGATACCGCGCCGCCGATCGTATGCAGCCCGCCGCCCAGCGCCGCGCCGAACGCGATGTTCGCCAGCGAGTCAGACAGGTCGTAGTCGGTCTGATCCTGCCGAGCGGCGAGCAAGGGCAGAGGCTCAATGATTGCTGCGCCGACAGCGCCTTCCAGAGCGCCGACACCGGCACGAACGCCAGCACGGGCAAGAGGTGTTGCGGCACGGCCTAGCATCGCCGCATAGCGAGCCTCGCCCACTACAGGAACAAATGCCGAAGCTATGTTGATCGGGTCTAGGATCGAGGCTGCAAGGCCTGCGCTCAACTGTGTCCCGAACGAACTACCGGCGCGGGCAAGCACCTGCTGGCGCGCCAGTTGCTCCTGTTGGCGTTTAATCAGCACATCCAGCGCACCGGTTCGGATACCCTGATCCGGGACAGTAAGCTTCAGGCCGAGTGAATCAACCTTATCGCGGGCATCCTGCGCGCTCATCAGCGGGCTGTCAGGTTCAAGCCGTGCTTGGTTCGGCGCGAAGTAAGATTCAGGCCCCATGACTACGGCGCGACCTTCCTGCTCCTGCGTCAGGTCTTCCATCCGATAAATCGCAGTAGACGGGTTGGTCGTGAACGCTTCTTCAAATGCAGCGCCGAATACCCCGCCTTCAGCCGGGATATCAAGAATGTCGCGACGGTCAAGCGCCGGGGCGTCGCCGGCAAAGATAGTCATGGCAGGATCATCGTAGGAGCAACGCGGTATTCATCAGGCGGCATGGTGCCTGCGTCGATCAGTTCGTTCCACGTCTTGGTGATCGGCTTGCGGTCTTTGTCGAGAACGCGGTACCCATTGACGGTCAGGGACAGGCCGGTCTCATCAGAGTTCGGCACCCACTGACCGGATGTGCGGACAGCCTCCTGCAACTGCTGGCGGTTCACGTCTTCCGGAACTCCAGGGACTCCAGGCAGTGCAACGAGGTCTTCAGCCTTGATCGTGCGCAAGGATGTCTCGGCACCGCGGCGAACGGCGGCGGTGTTGATAGCCTTAGGCACGCGGTAGGTTTCGAAGAACTCGTACTTCTGGTTGACCATGCCGTCTGCGACCTTCTTGGCTGCCGTCTTCGGGTCAGCGCCGCCAAGTACATAGGACGCGGTGGCTCTGAGCGCGGTGTCGTAGAAGGTGTTGTAGGTCTGCTGCCCACCGGCCTGACCTTGCAGGGATTTCGAGAAAGGTTGAAGCGCATCCGACACAGCCTGCTGAATCTCCGATTTCTGGCCCTTCGCGAGCGGCTTGTAGAGGTCTTCGTCTTTGATCGTGGCCGTAGATGCTAAGCGCTCAGACAAGTCCTTAGGAACGCCACTGGCGATCACCTGAGCCTCTTTCGGAAGCTTCGCCCCCATCTGCTCCATGATCTTCGGCCAGTACGCACCCCAGATCTGCTGGTTCTGCTCAACCATGGTTGCAGCATTCTCACCGCCGTTTGGCTGTGTGTAGAACCCGGCGACAATGTCTTGCTCGTAGGCTTCGGGAAGGATCTGAGGTTTCAGCACTCCCAGCTCATTCTGCTGGGCCAGCGACTTGGTGGCGTAGATCTGCGCGGCCTGAGTCTTGGCTTCAGGTGTGGCCATTGGGTCAGACATCACGGCGGCGAACTGGTTGTATGACTGCGCAACATCCGTCGAGTGGCGCAGCAGGAAGTCAGCCGGCGCCTTGTTGCGCTGAACGATGGTCTGTTGCGCTGCACGGATGCGGTTGTCCTGAATCTTGGATGCCTCGGCGTAGCCCTGAGTTTCAGTCGGCTGGCGCTCACTGACGACTTTCATGATCTCGTCATTCGGCATCATCGCGAAGCTGCGCACGTCCTGCCCATATTGTCTGGCGTTGTTCAGCCGCTGGATGATTGGCGCGCCTTTCTCTTGCCCGAAAGCACCGATGATGTCGGCGTTCGATGGAGCTGACGTAGGCTCAACGCCATCCATCAACTGAGCCTGTACGTCTCCAAGACTCAAGGCGATAGACTGCCTAGCCTCAGCTGCGTACTGCCGCTGGCGCTGGGCGGCGAAGTCCATCAGCTTCAGTTGCTTGTCAGCGTCCAATGCATCAAACGACCAGCGCGAACCTTGCTTGAAGGATGCGCCCGGATTCTTGTCGGCAATGGCCTGCTCAGCAGTGAAGGCGATCCCTTCGATTGTTTTGTTGATCAGGTCGCGCTTGTACTCCGGCGCAAGCTGCATGCCGTCAACATCAGCCTTGAACTGAGCCGCATACTGTTGAGCGCTCGCCGGATTCTGGATCACTGCCTTCTGGTAGTTCTGTCCGATGGTTTCAACCCCGGCAATCTGCTCGCGAGCATTCTCCTGCGCCTGCCACTGGATAGCCTTGGAGCCCCAATTGGCCCGCATGTCTTCCAGGCGATTGCTGAGCATGTCCTTGCCCTGCTGCGTCTTCAGCCCTTCCAGAGAGGACTTGGTGTAGTCCTTGTAGTAGCTGAAGAACTTCTCTGGCAGATCCTTGTCGCCTTCCTTGTAGTTGGATTGGAATTCCGTCCACGCATTCGTGAGGTCGATGTCGGCCTGACTGTTGCGCTTGGCAATCTCGAGCTTGTCGTCTTCCAAATCTGCCTGATGCTGCATCTGGGCAAGGTTGATCTGCTCGGACTGGATGCCCTGCCCGAGAGACTGAAGACCTTGCGCGACATTCTGAAGGCCGCTGCTGACATCCTGCTCGCGGACGCGCCCGAACTGAGCCTGCCCCTGCTGAACCTGCTGATTGTAGAAAGGGATAGTTGGCATTATGCGTATGCTCCATATCCACGGGTGCGCGCATCGAGGACGCTTTTATTCTGCTTGTACTGGCCAATCCCGCCGACGATGGATCCAGCAGCAGAGAGGCTGGCATTCTTCGTCGCGTTCTTGGCTGCGGTGCGGTCCTGATCAGCCTGAGCCATAAGCCCTGACGCCTGAAGCTGCGCGTTGTAGCGAGTGTTCAGAAGGTCAAGCTGCTGAAGCGTGGCGTTCTGCTTGGCAAGGTCGGCGTTCGAACCTTCGAAGCCGGTTCCGGACTGGGCAGTACGGGCGCGCTCTTCGCCGCTGAACTGAGCCTGCTGGCGGCGCAGATCATCTTCACGAGACACGCCCTGCTGCAATGCGGACTTGGCCTGAACCTCTGCCAGAGCGGCGTTGTCTTGTGACGCCTGAGCGGATTGCTGGCCCTGCTGGATAGCTCCATAGGCACTGATGCCAGCAATGACGAACGGGATTGCGGCTGCCATCAGGAAAACCTCACGTATTGATCTGCGTCTCGGCCCTCATAGCCCCATTTGGGCATGTGGGATTCGTGTTTGAAGCCGAGCATCTTTGCCCAGCGGTGGGCGGCGGGGAAGTCTGAGTCGACAACGAACTCAAGTCTTGCCGGAACATCGCCCTTCAGAACCTCGGAAACCATGCGGTGCATGATAACAAGTCTGGACGGTGTGACGTGTTTGGATATAAACGACCAGATCATGCCGCGCCCAGGCCAGAAGTTGCAGATCCCGGCGCAGCAGAGAACAAGGTTGTCATCCATGACGGTGTAGCACGGTCCAAACAATGGCCGGGATTGGATGTCGTCCTCAGTGAGAATGTCGCGCATGTACTCCTGAGCCGGTTGCAGCTCAATCATTCTCGCGTGCCAGGGCTCGTAGGTTACAAGGCGCATTATCGGTCCTGAGTGTTAACTTCCGGGATGATGGCGTTCAGTGTAAACGGTAGAGGCTGATCATTCACATACCAGATGCGGGCTTCCTTCTCGTATCCGCTGTTCCATGTTTGGCGCTTGTCACCATCAGCTAGAGTCGGCGGGGCTTGGTCCATTGGGTCGCTGCCGGATCTGAAGTCGATGCTCTCGAGCTTGTCCTCAGATGGACCGAACTTGCCGCCGAGCGTCATCATGAAACGGAAGGTCACATGGGTGATCCGCTTGATCTTGCCCTGAGCGGTACCGTCAGCTGCGCCAGCTTCGAGTCGCATGGTTGCCACCTTGGCTGGGCATGGGATGCCGACTACCAGCTTGCTTGCTGGACGGTCAAGCGTGATCTGCCCGCCAATGACTTGATTTCGTGGACGCGGCGCACCATCAGCCAGCACATCAACCACCTCGCCTTCAAGGTGCCCAAGTCCAGCCACGGTGGTGATTGGCACGCCGTTGTAGGTCAGCCCGCTGTCAACGTAGAACGCATCGGAGAGCGGCAGGCTGTCATCCCATTCCTCATCGAGGTATTCGACATAGCGGCGGGTGATGCTGTTGATGATCCGCTTGGTGATCATCCATACGTCATCGCGCCCGCCGTCCGGGGATGGGATAGAGACAACAGACTCAACCTCGCCATGGAACGTGTGACGGTGCCAGGCCTGCACAGACTGCTCTTGATCGAATGTGAACCCGAGCAACAGGCCGTCAGTGCGAACGCTCCAGATGATGCTGTAGGGATCTTGCTGGAAGCATGCCTGCGTGATCTTGAACCCGCGACGGAAGAAGTGCGGGGCCAGTGCCGACATGTCCGCGCCGTCGTATGAGTCGCGGCTGAAGTCGTACTGATAGGTCCGGAGCTTCCGGCCACTGCGCTGGGCGAACATGATGGTAGCGCCGGCAAACACCGGGGTCATCCCTGACGATCCGTAGTTCGACTGCTTCGTGATCTTCACATTGCCAGGGCCGAACGCTTCGTTTGTGGTCATCTCCCGCACGGCATGCTCAGCGCCGGACGTCCCAACAAGGAGCGCATCAGCCGGCGCCATCCACTGGATGGTGTCGATCTTGTCAGAGTCGATACGGATCGAGATCGCTTGGTCAGCCACAACAAGACCGCCAGCATCCTTGGCGCTGAAGTCTTCGAAGTCGCCAGCCACGGAGAACCACAACTTCTGATCGGATGCCCGGGCAAAGCACAGGCGCTCACGAAAGAACGTCACATGAGACGGCCAGCCAGCCTGATCGTTCCACGAACTGAAGGCCCATCGGTTACTTGGTGTGGACACAGCCCCATTGGGGAACGGGCTTTCAATCGATCCCTGAACAATCGTCGGGCTAGCGTAGACGGTAAGTAGCGCCCAGCCATAGCCAGGGTCAAGGAACTGCCAGTTGACCGCGCCGTCAGACCTTGTCCCGAGAGTATGAACGGGCCGGACAGATCCAGTGGTGCCGGCGTTCGTCGCCTTGTAGTTCTTGCCATCGCTGCGGACAATCTGACCCAGCGTGATGACCTTTGCCACTTCCCACTGAGTGTTTGCATCGACGATGTTCTGCTCGATCAGGATGCGCTTGCCGATGTCCTGTGGAGTGAAGATCGATGCCGATGCAGTGATGGTCACACCACCGGTGAAGGCCGTAGTGCTGGCCTGCATGGTGATCGTTTGGTCTGGGTCGATATCCTCGAACGGGCCACCCTTCACATCCAGCACGGACAGGACAAACGTGTTAGGCCCGGTCCTCGACAACTTGCGGGTCTGGAAGTTCGGGTGCGCGATGTACAGAACGTCAGCGGACTGCACGAAGCTCAGCGCGAAGGAGCCATCATCGCGGACCAGATCAGGTGTGGTGTATGGGCTGGCAATCTCGACAGGCGAAAGGCCGGACACCAGCGGCGCGTGGTTGGCATAGAACCGAATGTAGAACTGCCCGAACTCCAGCACATAGGCCTGATCGGATGCTACCTCGAACGGGACAAGCCACGTCTTCACGCCGGAGCTTTTGACCTCAGATACGAAGTGAGAACCGGCGCGGCGACGGACAGGCCCCTGCACCAACGGGATGCAGTTCTCCATCCGGTAGCAACTGTTACCGTACTTGGCCAGATCGGTACGCCCCGAAAGCTCAGGAGCCCACTCGCCAGCGTTGAAGCTGCTTTGAATCGGGGTGGCTTTCATAGGCGCGAGATCATCCACGATTCGTCTGGGAGTTGCTCAGGCGGGTTCTCTATCGCGTCAACTCGGAGCGCCATCCTGAGGTTTTCCTTGTACTGCTCTTGGATAGCTTGGAGCTTGGTGTTCGATTGGGTGATGCGCTCACAGGCTTCCAGCGCCAACCGGCAGGCGAAGGCCTCAACGAACAGAGCGTCATACAGCCCCGTGTCATCAATGCGCTCGATGTAGCGGATCTTAAGCGGAGCATCGAAGTCAGTCAGGATCTTGCGGCCTTCGACTTGGAACTGAGCAGTTGAGCCTGAGATGTAGTCCTGCAAGCTCCACCAATGCCAGCACTCCCCTACCTGAATCAGGCGCAGGCTCTCTGCCGGGATCTGGTATTCAAACGAGAACCCGAACGCCGGAACAGTGATAAGCCTGGGAAGCGCCACACGGCGAACCGCGAAGTTCCACACATGAGCGCGCAACTCAGCATCGCGGCATGAGTTGTAAATGCTGTTGATGGTTCTGGCCCGCTCAGTGTCGTCGAGCAGGTCGATAATCCGGTCATCCCCCAACTTCGTCAGGGCGCGGTTTGCGATGTCGGTCTTGGATGCCATGGGAACCTCAGGAAAGTGGTTGGCTGACGCAAGGCCCGATTACTGCACGAGTACCATTGGTTCGGCGGACTGCGTAATACCAGCCGATCGGCAGTGTCGCAACGAGTTGATTCTCTTGATCGAGCGCCATGCCAACAGTGAGAGCGATCCCTGTCACGCCGAAGATAGCCTCGGCGACCTTGATACTCGCACCAGTGCCAGCCGCCACGTCAGCCGCAACAGCGCCGATGCGGAGCTCTACGGTGTCGGTGAAGGTGGCAGCAAGGGTGATGTTGTAGGTGGCTCTGGCCATGATAGAGATCAGGGCTGGTTTTGCTGGGTCTGCTGCCTGTGCGGCGACACCAAATGTCGGCGTTACAACCACTGGGGTGTTCGGGGTGAATGCAGCCCCATTGATGCCATTCGTTCCATCAGTACCGTCACGGCCTTCCATCGCGTCAGTGATTGGCATACGTCACCCGTAATAGCTGATGTTGAGTTTCGCCCCGGCGGCTTCCTGAATGCATCGAACGGTAGTCAGCAAGGCATCAAGACGAAGCTCACTGTTCTGCGGGAGACGCATCCCGATAGCGGCAGTTGGAGCAACGCCGTCATCACGCCAGCGAACCGGAGCCCCCTCAGCCTGGATCACCGCGAAGGTTGCCCCCGGCGGAGGCGCAAGCAACACAGCGGCAGTAAGGTCGGTGATCTGCTGATAGCCCAAAGGGAATTGCTGAGCGGGCAATGTAGCAACCGTCTCAGCATCGCTGCCGTCTGACCGGATCTTCCTTCGATTAGCCATGACGACCCCTTACGAGTTGACCGGTGGCCACACGCCTTCCTGAATCCGGTTGATCGTCTCGGTTAAGAGGATGATCACGTCTTCCTTCTTGGCGCACTTGGCATCATCAACCTGAAGCTCAAGAGCAGCGGTCATACCGCTACCCGTGGTGATAACTACCTGAGAATCATGCTGCCCGACATCAATGGCGAATTTGCGCTGAGCCATTTTCGTACTCCTGAAAGTGAGCCGGCGCCCGAAGACGCCGGCAGGCAGTTACTCGACCCAAACAACGTCGAGCGAGATGTTCGCAGCGGTAGAGCCTGCGGTGGTTGCCAGCAGCGCGATGTCGATCATCTTGCCAGGGTCAACGGTCAACCCCAGAAGTTGCCACAGGGCCTTCTCGACGTCAGCGGCACCCGGGCGCAAAGGCTTGATGCTGGCAGTGGACAAGTCCAGAGCAGCGCCGAACGACGTCAGGTTGGCAATGACCAGACCGCCGTTGGTTGCGGTGTCATAACCGGCCAACTGGTAGGCAGTACCGCCAGTGATCGCAGCATCCGAGTTCACGGTTACAGCGCGGATGATGGCGTTCGACGGTAGACGAGCGAAACGGAACACCGAGGCGTTCGAGTCGGCAGCAGCCTTGTTGACGAAGCCAATGGAACTGATCAGGCGAGCACGGGCGAACTTGCGGTCGCTCAGCACGCCGGCATCAGCGTTGGTTACAACAGTGGATTTCGTGTTTACAACGGCCATGATTCGTTCCCCTTACGCTTCGGTGCAGTTGACTTGAACGACTTTTTTCTCTTCGAGGCGAGTAGCGCCGAAGGTCGCACAAACGTAAACCTGCCACGGGATGGATGAGAGGTCGAAGCGCTGATCGACGCGACCCATGATGTCTTTCCACAGGCCGAGGTGCATGCCCGACTTCGCCCACACAGGGATCGAGCGGACAGCGGCAGCTTTCGGCAGGCCCTCGATGTGGATGAAGTTGAAGCCCAGGTAGCTGCGGATGCGACCGTCTTCGAGAACCGGACGGCTCACGTAGTCGGTGTTGACCACTTGGGTTTCTTTCAGCAGGTCGGCGTGCTGAGCAGCGGTGATCGCCACGAACAGCGGGTCGTTGTCGATGTCGACTTCAGCAGCCATCAGCAGGCGACGAGCTTCAACCAGCTTGTCCTTGTTCAGGCCGGTGTTGGCGCCGCCGATGTTGGTGCTGACGATCTGACCAGCTGGCAGGGTAGTCGCAGTGGTGCCGGTCTTGCCGGTCAATGCAGTACCCAGCAGAGCACGGACGATCTCGGCATCAATTGCGCGGCCAATGGCGTAGGTGCCTTGGGTCACGTAGGACGAAGTCGGATCAACCAGCAGGCGCAGCTTGTCGAAGTTGTCGACCAGATCGTTCCAGTCGTAATCGCCAGGAGATACCCAGCGGCGATCAGTTGGAGTGTCATCCGGCACCAGAGGCTGATAGCGGCCAGTCACTTGGCGGGCAGTCACCGGGCCGAGCTGGTCAACAGCTACGGCTTTCTCACCGATGTGGGATTCAGACATCACTGCTTCGCGCAGGCGGGAGCCCTTTTGCTGAAGCAGCATTTGAAGATTCGTCGTGTAGGACTGGACGAAGTGGGTAGGGATTTGCTGACTCATGTCATTCACCTATTGGATTCAAGTCAAAAAAAGGTTCTTTTGGCTTGTCCCTAAGGTGGGGGCCGATCAGGGTATTGCGGAATCAGTGCGGGACCTTTCGGTTTGTCCGCCTATCCGGCGCGCTAAATATCAGCGCGCCAGCGGTTACATGCTACGAAGGATACGCCGTCTTTTGCAAACGTTCCATCTCTGCGCGAGCGTCAGAGTCTCCACCGAAGTAACGAGCCTGCCACGCCTTATCCTTGGTCAGTGCATCAATGCGAGACTTCGCTTCTTGTGGCGTCTGCGAGAACTGACCGCCACCGCTGTTCTCGAAGCCCTTCCCGCCGTGCTCAGTGAACAGTTTGCCGAAGAACTCGAACGCCTTCGCTGCCTTGTGAACGCCGAGAGTGCGCTCAAGCATGGCGCCTTCTTCTGGAGTCAGGCCGGCTTCACGCATGGCGCGACGGGCCACCTCAGCACGGATTTCAAACTGGGGTCCCCATTCCTGCTCCAGCTTGCCGAAGTCTTCATCACGCTGGCGCTCGAATGCCGCTTCTTGCTGCTGCTGCAACTGCGTGCCATGGCCATTGAACCACTCGGCCAGCGCTTGGCCCTGCTTCGAGGACAGGCCCAACTCGTGGAACTTGCTGGCTGCGACCTTGGCGAACTCACCCTGATCACCCTCTGGCACTGGCAGCTTGTAGTCCTCCGGCGCAGCGGGACGGCCCAGTCGGTCGTAGATCTTGCCGAGCGTCTCGGTGTCCTGATCGTCTTTCGGCAGCACCATGGTGCGACCGGCGCGCTCATGGCCCATCAGCTTTTCCAGGTTCTGGTAACTGTTGACCACGGCAGCAGGGTCTTTGAAGCCCTTCTGCTCAACGTAGCCACGGGTCATCTCATCGAAGCCCGAGTACCACGACTTCGAGGCATCTGGTGCTGGTGCTGCTGACGGCGCCGGGTCTTGTGTTGGAGCTCCGCCTGCTGGCTGGCCATCGGCGGGCATTTCATTCATCAGGAAGAAGCGCTTCATGCTTCACCCCCGGCCAGTTGTTGCTTGAGCGCATAACCCATCAACGGCCAGATCTTCTGTTCAGCGTTCTGGCGGGCGATCTTGCGGCCAACCTCAGCGTCGAAGTTCTCAGGGCTTGCGCAGGCCGACTCACCGGTGACAGTGAAGCCATTCTTCAGCACCAGCACGCAGAATGTCAGCAGGTCCAGAGAGTTCGCCTCTTCGATCAGGCCGAATCCAGAGGCGGCAAACTCGCCGCGTACACCATCTTTTGCTGTGAAGTAGTACTCGCTGGCGATGTTAGCTTGCAGATCTGCTGGCGTAACTCGCGGTGCGGTCAGGCCTTTGGCGATGATTTCTTGCTCGATTGAATCTGTCACTTGTGCATCCTCATTGGTTGTCGGAATGTCCGGCCATCTGTTGCGCTAGTTCTCGCAGGTCCAAGTCGCTGACCCCGAGCATTGATTGTATGCGAATCAAAACTTCCCTGCGACCTTCAGTCAGGTGCGTTGCGTATGGGCAGATAGTCCCATTGAGCGACATGTGCGCAGTGGACTTGGTCGAGCGGCAGAACCGCATCAGGTCGTTCATTATGAGTTCGCCGTCCTGGCTGAGCTTTCCGTCCTCGCCGAGGAAGCAGGCGCGATATGCCTTCCTGCGCCCGATGAGCTTGTTGTATATCGCGGTGAATGGATTGAGGTTCATTGGCTAACCACCGATGGGCCTGCTTGGTTGGCGAGTACGTTTGCCTGGGCGAAGCTCTCTGCTGCCTGGCCTGCGACTGGCGCGGCGGCGAGCAACTGTTGAAGCTGCTGCTGCTGGGCGTCGGCGGCGTTGATCTGCTCCATCTCTTCTGGAGAGTTGAGCAGCTTAGCCGGCATACCGTTGATGTCCGCCAGTTCGCGCATGGCGTCTTGGGCCTTGAACAGCTTGACCACGGACGGATCGAACTGAGCGATAGAGCCAGCAGCGGACAATGTATTGAGGATTGCCATCCCTTCCTCTGCTCGCTGTGCGCGGTTCAGCGGTGATTCATAGCTGATCTCTACCTGTCCGCCACGATCCATCATCGCTTTAGGCATAGGAGGGAGCATCCCGGCGTTACCTAGGATGTCCAGCTCGCGCTCGATCATCGGGCCAAGCTGCTCAGACTGCCAGCGGCCCATAGTCGGGGCGAGTAGCTGGCCCTTCTCCTGAGCCCGAAGCATGGCCTCAGTCGCAGTCATGTTCGGCTGATCGACAAGGATCTGGAACAGGGTCACGAGGAATGCGTCCTGAATTACCTTGCGCTTCTGGTCTTGGAGTTCGATGCCGAGCGGGATGTTGCCGTTCATCTGGAGCGGCTGGACCAATGCCTCGCCACGCTCATTGAGATAGCCGTAGTTCAAGGCGTTCGGACGCACGTTGAACGGCTGAAGCGCGCCGTCCTCACTAACCAGCAGGGGAGGCTCAACCATGCGCTGAGCGGCTCGCATGATGGTCTTCTCTTGCTCGTTGAGCATCTTGATGTCAGGCAGCACGAGCATCGCCGGCGAGCGGCCATAGACCTCACCCGGAGTGGTGATGTAGCGGCCAATGCTGTATGGCATCGTCCGATAACCACCCTCATCCACAGTGGCGCGGCAGTCGACAGACACATAGATCGAGCGCCAGGCCATGCCTTTCCAGCTGCGATCTCCACCCTTGCGCTCTTTGTTCTCATAGACGCAATGAATGAACTCGGTCTTCTCGTCAGCCTGCGGGCCTTCGGACTTGTTAACGATGGCGTCAGGCAGCTGTTCCTTGCCGAACATGTCAACAGCCTGGCGGTT